GCAAGTTAGCGTTAGTACCAGAGTCACCAGTTGAGTTAATTGAGATACCTGTGTTTGCTGATTCTGATGTAACTGTTGATTTTGTTGATCCATCACTAGTTGAATACAAAGCAGTAGCATTGTTACCAACTGTTCTACTAGGAATTCTAACGTCATGAGCATGACCAGAATCAGTTATAGAGTGACTATGGCTAACTACAATTGCATCCTTAGTACCACCAGTATTACCTACAGCATACGTAGAGCCAGCACCTACCACAAATCGATCACGTAGATCAGGAGTTCCGTTAGAGCCGTTACATAGGTTCCAGCCGCTAGGAATAGCAGCAGCAGAACCAGACCAAATAACAATAACGCCACTAGGAATAACAGCAGCCACGTAAGCAGTTGTAGCTACCTTAGTAGAGTTATCATTTGCCGATTGAGTCGTAGCCGTAGCTGATGCGCCTAACGCCACAGTCGAGCTAAATACAGCAGCACCAGAGCAGGTAAATGCACCACCAACAACAAAGCCATCAGCGTCTGTGCCTGTTTGCTGATCTTTAAGCTGTGCCATTAACTCACGGATAGCATTGTTAATACCTGATGGAGCACAACCCTCAGCTATGTTAATACCGCCTATATCCGTGTTATTGGATGCGGTAGCACTATATTCAGAAATTTTATTCTTTGCCATGATTTATCTTCCCAAAATTCCGTAAAATCCAGTTCCTAAAGCACCGCCTAATGCAGTACCAGAGCCAACAGGCAATAAACCAGTTAATGGTGGAGCAACCATGTTAGTTGCTTTTCTAGCAGCAATTACAGGCTTAATTTGGCTAACTAAAGATGCTGCACCCATAGCACTTGCTGAGGCTAGATCACCAGAAGCTAAATTACCAGCAGCACCAGTTAAACCTAATTTATTTAATACGCTAATAACAGCCCTTGCACCTTCATAACCAGACCTAGATGGATTTTGAGCCTCAATAGGAACAACTAGCTTATTAAGATCAGACCTTAATTTACGCATTGTATTTATTTGGTTAGCATTAAATAATTCTCTAGTTAATGCTGATCCCTTACCCATGAACAATTCATCAATTGTCTTTACAATTTTAGACGCTGGCAGCATATTTCCCTGACTATCTCTAGTCAATCGAACAAATGCAGCCTCTTGGAATTGTTTAAAATCATTTGATTCATTACCAAACATTTTCTTTAATCGCTGGACTGTACGAACAGCAGATTGAGATTCGCCTATTGCTGACTTGCCATAAAGCAAATTCATTACTTCGCTAGGCTGCAAATCTTTTTCTACAATAGTTCTTATTACTTTCGCTGCATCAGAATCAGCTAATTTAGCTGTGTTATTTGTAGGGAAAGTTTCTTTATAAGTTGAAAATAACTTTCTTGCTTCTTTTAACTTGTCTAGCTGATTTATATCGCCGCGAATTAATCCATCAGAAATAGAATCATCTAGCCAACTATCAAATTCTTTAATAATTGCTGATACATTTCCTTTGTCTGTTTCATTAGCTCCAGCTTTATAAAGTTCATTTAATTTTTTTCTAGTTGTCTCAATAGTTTTCAAACTAATATCAGTTACATTAGCTTTACCAGTTTTAGGAATAATTGCTCGTATCTCACCTACAGCACTTCTTGATGCTGGAGTAAGTTTAGGGTCTACAACTCGTTCTTTTAAAATACCTAGAACTCTTGACTCTAGTGGGTCAACTGCTTCGCTAAGTAACCGTAATGCTGTAGGGTCAACATCACCGTATGCAGTTTTATAGTTACCCTTCATTTCCAATTGCTTATTACGAATTAACTCATAAAGTTTTCCACCAACTTCTTCAGGAGCAGTAGTAATTTGACCTACAGAAAATGCTCTTTGTTTTTCATTAACATCTTTTAAAATTTCTTTTTTCTGTTTTTCATCAAACCTAGCTAAAATCTTCTGAGCTAATGAGCCTCTAGCAGCATTTCTCATTGCTTCTTCTTCAGCCAATTGAGCTATATCACCAGTTGCTTGACCTCTAGTTAATGGAAAATTAACGTCAGCAATGTTAGCTGCAGAAGTTACATTCTTTGCCTCTCCTGCAAATCTACTACCTAGCTGTTTATAAGCATCAAAAATTGCTTGCTGACCTTTTTGTGAAAACTTACCTAAATCTATTCCAGATGCTTGTAAAGCAGCATTAAATTCATTGCTAATCTGACCTAACTCATTTGTGATACTTCTATTGTTTTTAATGTATGAGCTTATTAGATCACCAACAACTTGACCGCCAGCACCAAAAGCAGACTCAAGACCAACCTGAGCAACATTAAACGGCTGCTCACTTCCCATAGCCTGAGAAGATAACTGAGAGCCAGAACCAATAACGCCAGTAGCAGTACCAGCAATTGCAGCCCTACCGCCAGTAGTCAAACCTAATTGAGCTAATTTACCAGCAGGGAAAAACTTAGCTAAATCACCAATAAATCCAACTACATCAGTACCAGATAAACCGGGCTTATTTAGATAATATGGTTTGTTTTCAACAATAATAAATGGGTTGCCATCAGGATCAATACCGGGTTGTGAGCCGGGTATATTCTTAACCATAATGTCCTGCAATGCCAATGGGTCTGTTGTAGACATAACCCCTAAAAATGGCTTAAAACTCCCTGTAGCACCCAATGGAGCACTAACTATTTCTGGACTAGCTTTATTAGGCATAACAAAGCGTGGAAGCCCTAAAGCCTCAGCAGATTCAGGAGGCAAAGCAGCAGGATTTACATCCAAATTACCAAATGGATCATAATCAACAGGTTTAATTGAAACTGTTCCCATTATTTCTCCGCTTAATCTTTATAAGAATAAATTTGTCCATTAGGAGCAGTATAAAAATAACCTTGATTGCCTTCTCTATCTGTCCCAAGTCTAACCTGTGTTTTTTTCCCGTTTATTGTTACTGATCTTTGCTTTGGTAACTCAATATTTTGAAATGGGTCTTGAACATCAGCAGTTGGATCAGGAGACTCCATAGCCGCAGCATAATTTCTATACTGCTTAGTTATTGGAGCAATTGCCTTTTTCTTATTCTTGTAAATATCATAAGCCATTGAATTTAAATTTTCTCTTTGCTCATCTGATAAAGTTCGATTATCAATAAATTGTTGGTGAAAAGCCTGTAACTTTTCTGGAATACTTTTCCGACCAGCTATAGTTTCAATATCACCTTGTTGAACAGCACCACCCGGATCAAGCATTTTTGCCACACTATAAATAAGAACAGCATCAGAAGCGCCACCAGCTTTAACATTCTGAAATGCTTTATTAAAATTATCGTATCGACTAGCTATTTCAAATGCTTCAGAAATAGGTTTATTAGCAGTATATTTTGCTGAGTTATCACTTAATAATTTTGCTCTGTCACTAGGAAGAACATTATTTATTGTGGTTCTCGGAGCTTTATTAAATCTAGGGTCACTTAAATACTGTTCATAACTTCCCTTGTATCCACCTTTTGAAAGACGTTCCCACTCTTTATAACTTGTAGGGTCGCTTTCTGTAGATGGAATAGCTTCACCAATTTTTGCACCAGTTACAGCATTAACAAGTTGACCATTAATAACTACAGTTTTTTGTTCTTTACCTGTTGGGTCAGTATATAAAACCTTACCTTCTGGACTAACTAAAGCTCCACCTTGACTTACAACTGTAGGCTTAACTCGTGCAGCTTCACGCTCTGAAACAATACGGAACGCACCAGCAGGGTTAGTGTCAAACTCGTCAGCCAAATCAGGATACTTCATCTTCATAGCCTGAACTCCAGCTTGCTGACGCTGTTGAATTGCTAATTGCTGTGCTTGACCATAGTTCTGTAGCCCTTGCTGATATTGTTGACCAGCAGAGCCATAACCAGCACCTAAAGCACTAATAATATTTTGTGCAGCAGAACGTCTAGAACCTTGTTTACCCATGCCCTGAACTAATGCAGCAGCAGCACCTAACAGACCAGCAATATTAGACTGCCTAGATAATGCTTGAGACTGATCTGCACCTAGCAAACCTGAATACAATGGATTATTAACCCCAAATACGTTAGGAATCTCTCTAGGAACCAAACCACTCAAAGTATTCATACTAGGAAGGTAGTCAGTTAAGCCGCTTAAATTAGGCATAGAAACTCTATTCGCAGCAGGAGCAACTGTTTGAGTTGCACTATTTTGCGGTACAACTCGGTCAGCAGCTCTTGGGTCTATATAACTTTTAGGATTAATGTAATCAAGAAATGACATTCTTTGAGGCAAGTCATTTGGATAACCTTGATAGAACATTTCATCTACTTGTTCTGGAGTTAATTTGTTAATCATTTCATTATAAGTAGCCATACATCACCTATAACAAAGAAATTGGTTGTGGACGGATAACCGACTGTTGCTGTGGATTTAACAGACTCATGTAATCCATTGGTTGAACTTGACCTCTATTAATTTGTCCAGCCGGAGCCATTGGCATAGGTTGTTCTGGCTCAAATGCACTTCTAGCTACTTGCATACCAATTTGTGATGTAACAGGATTCGCATTCATATACGCATTAGCACCACCAAAAGCATCCTTAACACCCATTACTCCACCGCCAAGCTGTTGCATAAATGTAGGAGAAGATAAACTACTTGCTGCATAACTAGCCGCAGGTTGTTGTGCAATAAGCGCAGCATTAGCAGGATTAGCAGCACCACTAAATCCGCCAGCAAATCCGCCACCAGCCGCACCTAAAGCACCACCCATCAACGCACCCTGAAGCGGGTTCTTACCTCTAATAGCAGAAGTGCCACCACCTAGAGCAGCACCAATCATCATTCCTGTAGTAACTGGCTCTCCCATTATTTACCCCCTGTCGGTGTCGCTGTTTGTGTCGTAGTGCCACCTTGAGGAGCACTAGAGTACAGATTAGCGTATTGGCTTAGTTTTGCTTGTGGCAAGTTTTGCTGGAAGTTAAAACGATTCATAGCATCTTGTAACTGAGCAGCACTCTGAGCCTCTCTAGCACCACCAACGCTAAGTAATCGCTGTATGTCAGCATAGTCAGCCTGTGCCATCTGAGGAGCCGCACCAACAGCCGCCATCTGACGAGCACGTTCAGCCTCAGCACTCTGATACGCTAACTGACCGCCTTGTTCCGTTAATGCACGAGCATAAACATCCTGAGCCTGACCTGTTAATTGATTCTGAGCAGCAGAGCCATAACGCCCCATCGACGATGCACCAGATTGCAATTTCTGCATATTACGCAAGTAATCTTCACCCGCTAAACGATTCGTCTGCTCTAAAGCACCCGCTAGGAATGGATTAACGCCTCTACCTTGAATCGTAGCTAATGTCTCTGCCTGTGCTGCACCCGTTAGAGGAGAACCTGCCATAGCTCGTTGTTGAGCCATTTGTAGGGCTTGCTGAGTCTGCTCCGATGGGCTTACATACGTCTGACCGGGGAAGAATGAAGGTGATTCAGACTCATAGAGACGTTTAGCCTCCTCAAGTCCATAGGTAACATACGGCTTGATACTAGGATCAATGCTCGTAGTTGTCGTACTATTTTGAGGACTTCCGCCGCCACCACCCATATTAAACCTCACAAATCCATTGTTTTGGACGGAATCCGTAATCAGCCGCCCTTTTAGCCCAACCCCGCCTATGGCTAGAAAATGTTATGTATTTAACCTTAGCTTCAGCAGCCATGCCTTTTATGTATTTTAAGGCATTTTCGACAACATCATAACTATTTTCTAACGAATAAGCAGCCCATAGATGCATAGTCTCACCTTGTGGTTGCAGGACAAAGAAGCCAGCATAGTGGTTGTTCTCTATCAGTACAAACAACAGACTCTTTTGATTGAAACAGTCTGTATATACATCTTCAATAATCCAGTTCTCTGGACTCCTACTTTTAATCTTCTCTAAGCCAGTTCTTACACTAGCCCACCATTGTCTTAGTTCCTGTGGAGCAATGTATCTATACTCCATTAGCCCACCACAATGTAACCATATGTTTTACCTGCTGTGCTGTTAGCTGCATGAGTTAGTGTCGCAGTCCCTATATCTTGACTGCTTACATATACAGTACTTGCAGCAGCTACAGCAGATTTAGGAGTAAAGAATATAAGACTATTCTTACCTATGCGACCGTCAGAAAGAGTAGTCGTTGTAGCACCACCTGTAGCCAACGTAATTGATCCAGTATTGTTAGTCTTGCCATCCATTATCCCACGAACAACTTCAGAAACCTGACGTTCATCAGCACCAAATACAGGTAGCGTTCTAAATTGAAAGCTCATCGATTACCCTGTTGTGTAATGTCAATCTCACAACCTACAATAGTTTCCCAATTGGCATTAGTCGGAGTTACCTTAATACGATGGTAATTACCGTTAGCTCTCAATGGCACTCGGTTGTCTGAGTCTGGTGTAGCTGTTGTTCCGAATTCGACGCTATCTGACAATAGTTTTCTACTGGCGACTGCAACTGACGCGATTCCATTATCGATAATAGGTTTTGCCAATGTGATAATAGAACGTCCAATGTCAATGTCTCCAGAAGTAATATAAGCAGCTTGCAATGCACCAGAGAAAACCACAATTCTCTGATTTCTAACGCCAACGAATATAAGTTGACCACCAGCCCAAGTACGTGAATCTAACGGTATCTGCTCTGCCGTGTTATCGATACTTGGCAATGTGATTGTGCAATTTGACGTAGTGATAGTTGCGCCAGTTGCCGCTGTAAATGTAAATGTATTTGCGCCTGTTCTTGTTACTTGGAATGTTCCATCTACTCCAGCACCAGATGTAGCATCAAATAATACATAAGCATTAGTCTCTAACCCATGATCCGTAACAGTAACGGTAACAGTAGTGCTACTTTGTGTGTACGTACCAGTTTTCTGGTTTGTAGTATCAAAATAGTAAATATCTAGCTGCTCAAGTGTGGCACTAGGTGTCAGACCATACGCTAAGAAGTTAACGTCCGTTAAACCGTATGACCACTTATCTAAATCGATAGAGTAATACAGCAAGAATCTGCGACCGAAGTTATTCTTAAAGTTCCAGATAACTAACTTCTTAACCGGATCAATGGTTGCACTCATGCCTGATTCAATTTCTGTCAAGCTGACATTATCAAAGAACCAACGATTAACCTTCTCTACTCCGATGTTCTTAACTGACTTGCCATCACAAGCATAAAAGCCATCGTCAGATAGGAAGTAAGTTAAGTTACCAAACTGAGCAACAGAGCCATTAGACATACAGCCTAACGTCCTAGAAATAGCGTCAA